CAAACCAAGCAAAGCCATACGACAAATTCGATAAGGACTCAGCAATATGGTCATCAAGGGTATGGTCCATATCATCAAGTACAGACTTAACGAACTCAGCTTCTTCTTTAGCTTCCGCACTATCATTGGCTGGCATCACCTTTAAATCAACATCACGAAGGACTTGTTCAGTAGCGTACATAACAGCACCAATAGTACTGTCGTTATCTCTCATCTCACGGTACTTGCGTATGGCCTTCTTGCCACGCAACTCAGGTAGAAACTCATCAGCCCGTATCTGACCATTGTAGGTGTTATCACCAGCTACACCTAATATCTTCTTGGCCTCTGTTTCTGAGAGCTTCTTAACCATTACCTTAATCCTTTGGCGCTACTATACGCTAGTTTCAGCGTAGGTTTTGCGTAGCCATTCAATGAGAGGTCCGTTATAGCCCAAACTAAAGCATCAAGACGGTCTGGTGAGCCTATGGACCCTAGAGGTTCCCACTGTACCATCTGATCTTCTAAGTCATTAAGTCCTCTTACGTGTTTAACCTTATCCTGTTCATATAGAGCAGATACAGGTTCAGCCCGTGCCATCTTCCCTCTGGATGCATGTACGAGCTTTACTGGGACTGTTTCATCTTCTGTATGTAATGTGTGACGAACCATATCGCCACCTTGGTTTCTTTCAGCTACAATCCTATCAGCCATGTGTTCTCTATAGAGTTCTACAGCTTTGGATGCCCACTGTTGAGGAGTATATCTACCTGTGTGATCTTCTAAGACGTAAGCTATTCCGTTGACATCTACACCAGCAACTACAATACCAGTCATGTCACTTTCTGCATTTGACGTAATAGCTGGATCGATAGAAATAACCACCCTATTAAGAGATGGTACGTCATCCTTGTCTATCTCACACTTAGCAAGTTGTTGTCTATTCCATAATGCGCCAGATGCTTCATCAAGTATTTCAGCATATAATTCTTGTCTACCTAACCTTGTTCCCTCATAAGTCTTCTTTACTGCATCTAAGAAGGTATCTGCTAGATTGGCTGCATTATCATAGGTACTCCCTTTGCTAATGGTAGTCTTATCATCGTCTAGTATTGTGCGTATCAGTTTGGTTGTCTTAGGTGTCGTCGTTACAAAGACTTGAGGACGCTTACCTAAACGTAAACCAAACTGTAGCATATCCCAAGTTTCTTGGGCATTTCTCCATGCACAGAGTTCGTCTGTCCATGCTGAGTAGGCTTGTGGCCCACGTAATCTCTCTGGGTCTTCAGCGGAGAAGAATACTGCCTTAGAGCCATTCTCCCATGTCAGAGTATTGTTGGTAGGCGACCAAGTAGGAAATCCGATATGCTTTCCCCTATATGTCTTATCACCCTTCCAACAGACATTGAGTAGACCTGAGTCACCCTCAACCATAACCCTGCGAACATCACCTTTAGTAGGTGCGACACAATGGACAATCTTATCGCCCTTCTTGATCCTGTGTCTGACCCACTCTGAACCTGCACGGGTCTTACCCCAGCCACGACCAGCAAGTGCAACCCAAACATTCCATTTACCCTCTGGCTCTAACTGTTCAGGTCTAGCCCAAAATTCCCAGTTATGTTGTAACTCTTCAGTCTTCTTGGGTCCTAGTTCTTCTAATAGTTCAGCTACATCAGAATCTGGTAAGTCTCTAAGCGTCTGTGCTGTTATCATTATTGCGGGTCTTACCTAATAGGTTCATCAGGGAGTCTATAGCTGACTCATCTACATCGGGGTCTTCTACCTGATCTACTTCATTAACTGTAGATGTCGGACTCCATCCTCCCTTACTACGAAGAAAGAGTTCCTGAGACTTGAAGTCCCCATCTAATGCTTGCTGTACAACTACGGAACCTACAGCACCTACAATAGAAGCCTTCTCTTCAGCTATGTCCTCACCATATAGTTTATAGAAGGTAGCTGTACTTGAAGGGGCATTCTGATACTTCTGGATACTACTAAGAATATCCTTAACAGATACTCCACTACGAATACCTTCTCTAACCTTCTTGGCTATCACTTCACTATAGGGGATCTTATCGTGGACGCTCATGTCATTCTCTAATATAAATTATTCCCCCCAACATGCAGTGCGAATCCTAACTAGCTGGGGGGAACTTACACTACTACCCATCGGCATAACTACGTCTCTACAAATACTTGGTAAGGTTTGTTATGGTTGAGTAGTAGATCTCATGATACTTAAGTAATAACTTAAGTTCTTAACTGTTATAGTTTATACTACTTAGTGATATATACACCTTAAGGGTAACTTATGTTATACTTAAGTATAGGTCTTACTATACTATATAGACCCATATAAGATTTTTATACCCTAATTTTATAACTATTTTTTATGTTGTTGATTACTAACGGTTCTTTTTTCCTGTAGTTGACTCTAGAAGGTAGCGCATGTCGTATACTGTTGCATAAATATCACAGTAGATACAGGGTCAAAGTAAAATTCTTATGTTGTAGATGTGGGTGGAAACAGACCCCAACCGAATCACCTGCGTATAATACAGAGGGTCCCAACGAATGTCAACCCCCCAGTGTAAAAATGTGATCAAATGTTACAAGACTGAAACAATTTGTGATCTTGTTTAGTAGTACTGCGTAAAACGGTTGACTCTTGCTAAACTACTGATAACAACCAACGAATCACTTGACAAAAAGAAAAATCTAGCGCTTGGAGGGCGAATCGGCAACACCACTAGACTCTTTAAATGTTTACACTGTCAACATAACCATAGAACTTGACTAACTGGTCAAGATATAAACCATTGAGCAACAATAAAAAAGACTCCAGCCTAAGCCAGAGTCCAGTTAGGGAGTCGTTAGTTTAAACTGTATTAAGAGACTAGCTCTTTCGCTTTCCGCTTGCTTGTACCATGCGCCACGATAGCTATAGACTTAGCCTTTACACTTGCGCCGCCGCATAGTTTACACGCTGCACATTGTACACGCTTTCCCATTTCTTCACTTGCTGGGCATACGGTCTCTTTCCCTTTGATAACGTCTTGTAAGGACGCAATGACTCTGAATGTGCGCTCGCCCCTTGACCATGCCTCTTGCGCTTGTGTCGCATTGTCTGCGCTTGTCATGATGTGTTCTGGCATGGGGTTCACTTTCCCATGTGTGTACGCTGTCCAATATTCTGCCCTAGATATAAGAGACTCCCAAACATGGTTAGGAACGGCGCACGGATCGCCATACGTGCCAAGACGGACGCCACGAAAAGAGCCGAATGCGACTATCTCTTGCCTAGTAGCTACTGAGTCACCATAGGCACCACGCATAAGCGCTTTCCATTTACCTAGGGGGGCATGAGCCAGAGTCACGTAACACGTGCGATTAGTGGCTTGCCCCTTGTCGTTATTGTTGGGGGTTCCTCTATGGGGGCAATCGCCACAGATAGACTCGTCTTGTCCAGTACGTGACGCCGTGACTGGATCGACTCCAGAGTCGTCTAAAATGAATGTTTGGATCATATCGCCCGTCTTGCCATTGTTAGAGTCGGATTGAGCAAGAGCCACGATAGGCTGACCGTTTATAAGACTAGGACCACGATAGAGAATAATTGTTTTACGTGCCATTGTTTAAGACTCCTACGCTGATAAACCATAGGCCAAGAACACAAGGCCAAAGATTGAGATTGAGAACAAGATTCCACCGATAACAGATTCAACAATGATCCGATTCCGTTGTGCTATCTTGCGGCGTTGAATACTAGGGCGGCGGTTATAGGTTCTATAATTTGTCATATTAAGACTCCTTATTTGTCGTATTGATTAAGATATTTTTAACAGTAATCAATTCGGCACGTTTAAAAGCGCAAGATTCACGCTCTAATTTTTGATCGATATTTTTAAGCATAGTAGGCACAAGAGCTAGAGCCTTTTCCAAATTTGTCATAGCAGAATCCTCGAATCGCTAAAAGGTTAAAACTGAAAAGATATTATCATATCAGACAATTAGCGCAATAGGCCTTCAGAGCCGATATAAGGCCCTCTGAGTGGGGGCAAAGGTTTTGCATAGTCTAACTCATAAAATTCGATTCGGTACACTCAGAGGCGCTAATATCGAGTGTTCACTTTTGTTCCTTGGGGTTGACACGTATTCTGGTTGTAAGAATCACCCTATTTTGTAGATTTTACACTTTAAGGTTGAATCTTGTGAGTCACGTTTAAAACCTTGAGTCAAGCTATTGTTTAATAATTAAACTATACACTTTTTACGATAGTTAGAATTATTCTATAACTAGTTATGCGCTGAGTGCATGGCAGCTATGACTTGACAAGCACATAAACGAGTCTGGCAAAAACGAATCATGGACTGGAAAAATACCATATCAAAAGACTCAAGAATACGTGATTCGCTTGTTGCGTTATCGAGTAGAGTCCGATTCGTAAAGCAGAATCTTGTGTCAAGTGAATCTTTGTTGCGAATCGTTGTAAATAAATCACACTTAGCCCGAAGGGCGTCGCACTACGTGCTCTATCCGAAATTCCTTGTCAACTATCCTTTTGTGCCATTGACAGCAATTTTGGATCTATCCGAATCGGTAGTTTGGAACGAATCAGGAACGAATCGTGAAACCAGAACGAATCAGGAACACTGGAACGAATCAGGAACACTGGAACGAATCGGGAACACCCCCTCCAGTGGAAATGCGGAGCATTGAAGAAATTAAGAGTCACCCCCTCCAGTGGAAATATAGACCCCACCGATGGAAATGCGGAACGCATCTAGGAAATTAGGGCTTGACCCCACCAGTGGAAATTAGTAGAGTGATTCTAAATTAGATAGTAGAGGAGAGTACCAATGGAAAATATTATTAAGCAGATCAGAGACATCGAAAGTGATTTACAAACTGCTGTTTGTCGTGCGGAAGAGTACCGCAATGATGCTGAACGTGGGATCAACTATAACCATACCTGCGAGGGTGATATGTCGTGGACTAAGCAGGATAAAATCAACAGCCTCTTTGAGTATCTGGAAGATGCTAAGAATGACATTGATCGTTTGAAGGATGACATCAAAGAAGCTAAAAAGCATTTGACTAACTTGCTGGATGATGTAGAGTATGAATCAGTTAGACAAAGAGCCGTAGGAGAATCATAATGTTGTTTAGAATGAACAGAGAATACTTTTGTGAGTGTTGTGAGTTCTACAAGACCTTCGAGGAAATGCATGGTGATAATGATACTATCTGTGC